AACACGCGGTAGTCGTTGTCCATCGTGCGCCATGATTCACGCGCAGAATTATCCCGACACTAGAGGCACAAGTAGTTCGCGTGGCTATGACTACAAGTGGCAGAAGATGCGCACTGCGATACTTATACGAGACAACTGGACGTGCTATAAGTGTCAGAAGAAATTATCTGGTGCTGATGCAACCGTTGACCACATCGTTCCTCTCGCACGAAACTCTAGCCTTAGATTAGATCCTAGTAATCTGGCGGCGTGCTGCAGATCGTGCAACAGTCGTAAGAAGGACAAGTAATAAATTAAAAAATAATTCCTGTTTTTTCTGTAACACACGCATAGACCCAGCCCCCCCAGTTCCTTTTCACGGGTGCAGGTTGCGACCCCAGGGGTTTCCGTCAGTTTGGAGCAATAATGTCAGGACCAGCACCTAAGCCGAACGAGATTAAGCGTCTCAACGGCAATCCAGGAAAGCGTGCGCTTCCAAACCTTGCCAGCGTCACCGCACTTCCTCAAGTAACGCCGACCGCGCCGGATCATCTCTCACCAGATCGTCAGAAGTTGTGGACAGAGCTGCGCGAGATTGCAACATGGATCGGCAACTCCGATCAATCGTCGCTCGTATTACTCTGCGAGAAGCTAGACCGCCGAGCCGAACTGCTTGCCAAACTTCAAGCAAGTGACTCGGTACTTTATACAGATAAAGGCTATGCTTACGCCAATCCGCTGGTAGGTATGATCAGCACAATCGAAAACGAAATCACGAAACTATTTTCCTTGCTGGGGCTAACTCCAGCAGACCGAAGCAAACTAGGGGTAGCAGAGGTTCAACGTGCCAGCGCAATCGACCAACTCCTCGCAAAGAGGCAAAACAGGAATTAAAGGATGGCCACCGCGCTATCTCTCGCCGCTGACGCCGAAAGAAATGAAGCGCACTCGTGGCGATAACATCATCGAATTCTCAGAGTTACTTTGCTCCATCACTAAAGACTCCGTCGCTGGCGCTGCTGGCGAACCGCTGATCTTTCGTGAGTGGCAGAAGAATCTGACTCGCGGACTATTTGCAGAGAAGGCCGACGGCACTCTCAAACATAAGACCGCGCTCATTGGTCTTCCTCGCAAGAATGGAAAGTCGGCTTGGCTCTCCGCACTTGCGTTGGAACATCTAGTGCTTGGACCTACTGGCGGTGAGGTTTATTCCTGCGCCGCTGAAAAGGAACAGGCGAAAATTGTGTTCGGCACTGCCAAACGCATGGTAGAGATGCAGCCTGAATTATCAGACATTCTCGAAACGTATCGAGACTCCATCTACAACCCAAAGACCGGATCGGTCTATCGGGCGCTCTCTGCTGAGGCATTCACTAAAGAAGGATTGTCGCCAACATTCGTTGCATTCGACGAGTTACACGCGCAACCTAATCGAGAGCTATTCGACGTTATGTCGTTGGCTATGGGAGCTCGAAGGGAGCCACTACTTGTTGCCATCACGACGGCTGGGGTTAAAACTGACATCTCTGGCAAAGACTCGCTCTGCTATCAACTTTACGAATACGGAAGACGGGTTGCAACTGGAGAGGTTGAGGATCCATCCTTCTTCTTCGCATGGTGGGAAGCGTCGGCGGAAAATGATTTCCGAGAAAAGGCAACCTGGGAAGAAGCGAACCCTGGCTTCAATGACATCGTTGCAGAAGATGATTTCGCTTCTGCCGTTCTTCGTACACCTGAAGCAGAATTCAAAACTAAGAGACTAAATGTTTGGACATCGACATCGGATGCGTGGCTTCCTCATGGCGCTTGGGATGCTATTGCTGACCCACGTCCTATTGAAGAAGGCAGCAAAGTCGTACTTGGATTCGATGGATCCTTCAACGGCGACTGCACAGTCATCGTCGCAGTAGAAGTCGGCGAGATTCCACACATCGTTCCACTCAACGTCTGGGAGAAACCCGACGAAGCCGGAGCCGATTGGCAAGTTCCAGTCCTCGAAGTCGAAGACGCAATCCGCGACGCTTGCAAGAAGTACGAAGTCATGGAGATCGCTTGCGACCCATATCGTTGGGCGAGAACATTCCAAATCCTTGAAGATGAAGGCCTACCAGTCGTCACCTTCCCACAAACTGCATCGCGTATGACACCGGCAACGACACGATTCTACGAAGCTGTCGTCAATCGCTCTGCAACTCACAACGCAGATCCCGCTCTCGCTCGCCACGTTGGTAATGCCACGCTTCGTGTTGACGCGAGAGGTTCGAGATTGGCTAAAGAGAAGCGCGGATCTAGTCGGCGCATTGACTTAGCGGTCTCCTCAGTAATGGCGCTTGAACGCGCAGCATGGTGGCAAGCACAGGGCGGCCATCTTCCAATGGTCTTTGATGTTTGGAGTATGGAAAATGAAAATTGATCTATTCGACATCCTTACTAGCATTCTAGAAGTTGTTGGCATTGCAATTATCGTGACGGGAATCTGGCTTCTCCTTGGATTCGCGGTCGGTTTGATTGCAACTGGCATCGCAACAGTCTTCGTCGCCTATTCGTTATCACAACCACCAGTAGTTCAGGAGCCTAAATGAGCCTATTAAAGCGAGCAGGAGTTATCGGACGCTATCCGCAGTTCAATAACTACGTTGCTCCACTCTCTCAGCTCTATGGTCAGACCAACATTACAAGCGCCGCTGGCGAGCGCATCGATGAGTGGACGGCTCTAGGAGTCTCCGCAGTCCTCGGTTCGGTATCACTTCTTGCAGATTCCGTTGCTTCAATGCCACTTCGTTGCTTCAAAACTGGACCAGATGGACGCCGTCAAGCCGTTGATCTCCCAGATGTCCTCAAATATCCTGATCCTGAGTCAAATACCTACGAATTGATTCATCAGACGATGGCATCACTTGGATTGCATGGCAACGCCTACATTCACATCGATCGCGACCGTCGTGGCAACATGATCGGCCTCGTTCCACTCCATCCGTACCAAATGCAGGTGCTACCAACCGGTGATCAGATCGGTCGTAAGTATTTGCATCTCGGAAACCCTATCGACCAGGCAGATTTGATTCATATTCGTTGGTTCACACCGCCACAATCACTTGTCGGCGTATCTCCAATGATTCAGAATCGAAATCTCATCGGCATTGCGCTCGCTATGGATCGTCATATTTCGCAGTGGTACGGCGAAGGAGCGACTCCATCGTCAGTATTAGAGACAGATCAGAAACTCACACTCGATCAAGCTCGCACTATTCAAGGCACTTGGGAAGCAACTCACCGCCGCCATCGCAAGCCAGCAGTCCTCTCTGATGGCCTAAAGTGGAAGCCAATCACCCAATCTGCTGCTGATAATCAGATGATTCAGACCCGCGAACAACTTATTCGCGACATCGCACGCATATTCCGTATCCCATCACACCTCATCGGTGCTACTGGCGACAACCAGACCTATCAGAATGTCGAACAGGCATCGTTGAACTTCCTTACACATACGATTATGCCCTGGCTTCGTCGTTTGGAAACTTCACTAAGCCGTTTGCTACCTGAAGGCACTGATCTTGCATTTGATACCTCAGTCTTGCTTCGTTCAGACGCTCTCACTCGCGCTAACGTTAATAAGTTGCTGATCTCAACAGGTCAACGCTCACCAAACGAGTTGCGTCAGATGGATGGCTTCGAGCCTTACGAAGGCGGAGATGTATTCCATCAGGCATTCCAAGGAACTGCACTCGCTGGTGGCGATCTTCCTCCACTCGGAACCGACGCAGACACTTCTGCTCCAGTTATGGGAGTCCTTGAGTAATGAACGCAATTCACGCGCATTTACAAATCTTGCTCTCTAAGATAAATGAGATGTCGGCATGGTGGAATTCGTTTGCTGCTCAATTATTGAAATTGATTAAAGGCGGAAAATAATGGCTGACACATATCGTCCACCAGAGGGAGTCCAGAGCGAAGCGAAAAGAGCGCTCGCGTGGATTGCTGATGGCAAGGCAGGAGATGGATTTACTGCTACCGGCAAGAAGAGAGCAAGTGATTTAGCCGCTGGTCATCCAGTAAGTGCTGAAACTATCTTGCGGATGTATTCATTCTTCTCACGACATGAGGTAGATAAGAAAGCACAAGGTTTCAACTCTGGCGAAGAGGGTTTCCCTTCAGCAGGAAGAGTTGCTTGGTCGGCTTGGGGCGGAGACGCTGGCTTCACTTGGTCAACAAAAATCAGAAATCAAATCTCGAAAAGCGCTAGAGCGTTTTCCCTGATGGCATCCAAGGAGGATGACATGGCTGACACTATCGATGTTCCTGATCTCAATGAGGAACTGACTGAACTTCTTGCAGATGTCGTAAGTTTTTACTTCCGCGCTCATGGCGCTCACTGGAACGTAAAGGGCGCAGACTTCAGCGAGTATCACAAACTCTTCCTCAAGATTTACGAAGATGTCTATGAGTCCATCGACCCAATCGCGGAGAATCTTCGCAAATTAGGTTCGATTGCGCCATTTACTCTCGGTTCATTCTTGTCACTTCGCACAATCGATGATGCAGCGACAACTTTGCAGGATCCAATCGCACTTGCACAGGATCTTCTCGCCGCAAACGACATCATTCTTGATGAACTTTCGGACGCATTTGATTGCGCCACAAACTATAATCAGCAAGGCGTTGCTAACTTCCTCGCCGGTCGCATTGATCAGCACCAATTCTGGAAGTGGCAGTTGACCGCTTCGCTTGGTTTGGAAGTCACTCAGCCAAATCCAGACCCAGTTGATGCCGAAGGCGTTGACGAAGACGATGCAGAAGACTGGACCGCACCTGCTCTAATGCCACGTTCGGAAGAAATCACAACAGAAAATCAGGGTCAAGAGGAGTCATCTATGATCGAAGAGCGCAAGAGCATCATCAACTCAGCCGAAAAAATTACAATGAGCGCCGAAGTTCGCGCCGTTGATACTGAAGATGGCTCACTAAAGATTGCTGGCTATGCCGCAACATTCGGCAACGAAGCAACTGGTCTCAACTTCCGCGAAGTTATCGCTCCTGGAGCATTCACTCGCGCACTTGCTAACGACAACCCAGTATTCCTCCTCGTTAATCACGATATGGATGGAATTCCTCTCGCGTCAACACAATCTGGCACGATGCGTCTTGCTCAGGATAAAATTGGTCTCCGTATGGAAGCCGATCTTGACCCAGCAAACCCACGCGCTCAGGAATTGGCGTCGGCTCTTCGTCGTGGCGACATTACGAAGATGTCATTCGCGTTCACAGTTGGTCCAGATGGTCAGACTCGCGAAGATGGACTTCGTACATTGACTGAGATCGATCATCTTTACGAAGTTTCCGCAGTAACACTCCCTGCTTACGACGATACCGCTATCGGTCTTCGTAAGTCTGGTGAGGAAGACCTTGAGTTGATTAAGCGCAAGCTCGCACTCAAGTTCAATCAGCGTTCCTTACGTCAAAACCGTAAGGCATAACAACCCTCGGCGCACAAGCCCCGTCGGTCATTCACACCCACTCACAAGAAAGGGTCAAAATGACTCTATCAAACAAGCTCAAAGAGCAGCGTGACGCTCTTGTTGCTGAGGTTGAGACAACCATTGCAGCAGAAGAAGTTACCGCAGACGCTCTAGATGCCGCTTCAAAGGCGCAGGATGAAATCGCTGCCCTCGACGAGCGCATCGCTACTGCTGAGGCAGTAGAAGCACGCACTGCTGCAATCCACGAATCTCGCAAGGAATCAAAGGTTGCAACATTCGGCGGCGCAACAGTTACACGCGAAGCAATGACATACGACAAGGATGGACGTAACTCATTCGTTCGCGACATGATCAACGCTCAGCTCCGCAACGATTCTTCTTCATGGGAGCGACTACATCGCCACCAGGCAGAAGTTGCAGTCGAAACTCGTGACATCAGCCGTACAGATACCGCTGGTGGAGATTTCGTACCACCTATCTACCTCACAAACGAATACGCAGAGTTCGCTCGTGCAGCTCGTGTAACCGCTGATCTTCTTACAGGTATGGC